TAGGGACTACGCTAGTGCTATACACTAAGGCTACGGTACCCACTGAGCCAGTACCGGCAACACCATCTACTTCATACGCAGGGGCTATGCCCCCAAAGCCGTTGAAGCCCCAAGCGCCTTCACCATAACCTTTAGTATAGGTAGTCGCGCTCAAGGCAAAACTCCATTACGTAAACTTATTACTTTTAGACATGTTGACTATTCCCGGAATAACTTGCAAGTTCCACGGGACGTGTAGTCCAGAAACCCGCTCACCTCTCAAGGGAACAATGTGGTCAACATGCCATGAATAACCTAACGTTTTAGATCGCTGCGCTGCTAGTTCATACGCTTGGGAAATCATCCACATTAGATCAGCATCATCGCGCACCCACTGGGGGCAAGCCTTTATTTTTGCTGCTTTATAAGCCTTCTTATTCGCATTTGCCATTCCGGGGTTATCTTGCGCCCACTGTTTGGCTTGGTCTAATCTTTTTTCCCTATTGTGCTCCCGATAGTACATCGCGTTATAAACCGACATTCGTTCTTTATTAGCAGCGTAATGCTCAACATACCAATTGGGGTTTAGCTCCAGCTTTTTACGGTGATGTTCACGATGCCACTCGCGCTTGTTGACCAAATTAGAAAAATAGTTACTGTGGCTCTTAGCCTTCCGGCAAAGTTTGCAGTCATTTCTATAGCCGTCGGGAGAGTCTTTTCGCCTGTAAAAAAACTCAAGCTCCTTACTCTCCCCGCATGTAACACAGCTCTTCATCATGCTATGCGAATTATTGCGGTAGCTGCAGCTGCAGCTGGCATTTGAATTTGAAAATCACCGGAACTCACGGTCTGGTCACCACCAAAACTCAACACCGCACACGCAGGATCACCTGTTGCGGTGTCGTTATAGATCAGAGCGCCAGAGGTAGTAAACGAGGATGAACTCCACGTAGTATCCGAGAAGTCGCAGATCGCTGTGGTGCTAGACGCCACCGGGGTGACGGAAACCAATGTATTGCCTCCCGTGGTGTAACCGCTGCCGTTTGCCAGCTCGTCCGTACTCAAGTTGGTGTAGCTAGTGGTCGCAGCGCCATACGTGCCGGAGCCAGAAGCGGTTGCTTTGAGCAGCGCGATCTTAAAGGTGTTACCCGTAGAGGCCGTAAAGTTATGCACCGCTTTCAGGATTTCTACCTTAAAGCTGGTGGGCATTGCGGTTGTTATGCTGATAGGCATCTCAGTTCTCCAGTAATTTTACAAGTTCCGGGTGCCCAGCGGCTCGGAATCTATTTGCCAACGTAGTGTGGTTGGACCTTACAGCCTGCTTCATGTAGTGAACTAGCACCCCACGAATCTCATCTTTGAACGCCTCAGCCTGATCGCGGATGACCGGGTGGCAGTTACCCCCTATCGACACGATCTTGACAAGCGCCTGCTCGGCAACTTCTTCGGGGGTAAAGCCACGGCCTGATACGCTCGTCGCTTTGATTTCCCCTAGCTGTGCGCTTGTTACGATACTGAACATGGTTTATGGTCCCGGTGACTCCGATTTAACGGGGATTCTGATCATCCCGTCTCTGTACTCGTCGCGACGACGACGACCCTGTTGTTCAATACCCAAGCCTTGTACGGCCTGCAGATAACTGTCGCTAAAATATTTTAGCATCTCAGCCGGACCTTTGGTGTAACTATACGCTTGAATCAAACACGCATACAGCAACGCCTCTGGCGCGTTCAGGCTCACCCACGTCGTGGGGTTAGCTGAAGACAGTTGCGTCGGGCTATAGATATACCCAATCTCCGCCGCATAGTTACTATTAGGCGTAGGGGCGAGATAGAAGGTGGTCTGGTTCCAAACGGAATAGTATTTAGGAACCCCAGTTACTGTGGCATCGGGCCAATACTCTTTCATAAAAGACGTATCCCGAAAGTCCAAAAACACCTGCTCACCGCTCACGGTGATCATCAGGTAACGGTGCGTCAGGATGTTAGACGGAGCCGTTAGAAACTTGTTAGAGGCGGTCAGTGTGCCGGTAGACTCCACCTTGAAAACATCAAGGTCAATGTCCCGCAGAATCCGCTTCTCCGCCATTTCAATAAAGGTGTTGATCACTGAAGCGGAGAAGACGTTGCTCCCCACTTCAGTGTAGTTGCGTATGTTAGTAACTAGCTCGTCGTAGGTCATGGTGTGATCACTATGGTTACTGTCCCAACACTACCCACACCCTCGACAGGACGCTGCGTCGGGAATGGCTGCATGTCATTCGTGTCTGACGCGCTTCCGATACTTTGGAATGCGGAATATCCGGGTAACCCAACGAACACTACTACCGGCTCAATCCTATCCGGGCGCGGATCACGCAGTGCAATCGCGTCCCCTCGGTACTTCAGCGGAAATAACTGCGGCTCTTTTGGCTCGTAGTCTTCAGGGCATACCATGAAGCCGCGCCAGTTCTTGCGCAACACATTGTACGGATACCGCTGACCGCACGTATCGCACAGGCCAAACGAAAACTTGCCGCTTGCAAATGCCATCTCATCTCCCGAAATCAGGAATGAAATGGACGCTTGCCGTATCCCGGTCTTCTAACGCTGCCCTTTGGAAATCTTCTTCGTAGATCTGCTTTAGGGCAGCTATGCGCTCAGGCGTGTATTTTAACGCCAACATGTACGCCAATCCAGAGGCCAAACACGGCAGGAATCGATAGTTAACGTCGGAGGTATTGGTGTAATCCCCCGCGTCTTGAATACGTCGAATACGGTAGTAGATAAACGAATACGACTGGTCTGATGCCGGGTACAGGTACACCAGTGTGGGGTTCGCTCGCTGCACGTAGTACTGCGCGGGTCGCGCCTGCGTGAGTTTATTGGGAAGGTTCAGATACTCCTCCCGACTGATGCGATCCATTGAGATGTCTTGCTGCTGGCCACCCGTGGTCACTCGGATAACGGCTGACAACACGTTGATGGTGTCAGCCGCCAACGTCAGCTCGCGAGATCCTTGCACAATGGCGTAGGTCGCCTGCTCAATGGTCCACAGGTTTAACCCACGGTTCGCCCAATCTAAGAACAACAGGTTGAGAGACCTGCGGGCGCTGGAGAGCTGATAACCGGCGGTCATCCGCATCCCACAACGCTCGAACGCCTCCTCGACGAGATCGTCGATTGACAGCGTAAAGTCAGTCGTCCCTGAAGTCGCCATTACGCACAGCCGCCTTTACGCATCTTCTTAGTTTTCTTGGCCATTCCGCCTTTAGCCATAGCCGTTTCGCCCATCGCCATGCGCTTGTGTTGATTAACCGCGCCGCCTTTGGCCATCATCGGGATGCCCGTTGATTTGGCTGCAGGGTTACTTTTTACCTTGTTCCGGGGACCTGAACTCACTGCTCCGCCACCTTGAGTGGCAATACCCATTCCACGTCCAGCCATGATAATCACCTTTGAGTTGTTAACACTTCCACCGTTTACGCGCTTGACGCAACCGGCTATCGGGGTCTTTTGCTGCCTTTGGAAACTGCGCCATCTGCCCTGCAGATCGAGCACAATACGACTTTCTTCTCTTCGCCTCTGCTGGAGACGGTTTATCTGTAGTAACGGCTGTTTTTAACTTGCTGCCGGGGTTGGCCTTACGATAAGCCTTTACCCCTTTCTCCGTCATGCCTGCACCCGACTTTGTAGGCCGGAAATTGCCTGACTTGACGGATGTCTTGATGTCCATTACCTAAATCTCGCTGTTTTCTTTGCAATCTTTTTGGGTTGCGCTACAAACTGTTTCCCTGCTTTTTTGCCAGCCCGCTTCGCCTTTGTTGTTGCGGCGTACTCAGCAGCACTAAGGCTTTCAATCGCGGCTTTTGGCAAATACCTTTCGCCCGTTTTACTGGACGGCTTGCCGCTTTTAGTTGTCCATTTAGCGTCTGTCCAATCTTTCAAAGATTTCTGGGGAGCTTTAATCACGATAAGACCCACCAGCAGCCTTATATTTCTTAGCAACTAATTGGGCTTTTCTCGCGCTCCATTTTCCAGCACCAGTACCCTGCGTTGCCGAAGCCATTACTTGGGCCACAATTTTTTTGCGGAGGGTCGGCTTCGTGTAGTTCCCTGCCGCGTTTACCGTACTCTTCTTGGGTGGACTCTTGGCCATAATACACCGTCAGTGTTACTGGTTAGCAACCACGTAAGCCCCCTCTTCAAGAGGCTCATACCGTATGTAATGCTGCCATGTGCCGGTAGTGGAACCCACGGCGATGGTTATCTTAACTGCTCCGGCAGGAACCCTTACGCCACGCTGGGGTGTATTAAGCAGTACCCCCGAGGCACCCTGATTGGGGGCTTCGCCCAACGAGGACGAGGTTGCTAGTACCACTGCGTAACCCGAAACGGTGCTAGCCAGCGTGGTAGAGGCGGCGGACAGGTTTGTGGTCAGCGGACTTGCCGCAGCCGTAGTATATTTCCACAGCAGCGTAGATGCCGTAGCGTTATTGGCTGTTACGCACTCCGACACAAGGCTAAGAATTTGGATACTACCCGTAACGGTAAACAGGGTGTCATCAGTCACCATCACCTTAGCGCCTGTTTTTACAACATGGTCGCTATCCGATAAACCCGCTACCGCATTGTTAATTATGACTGTCATAGGTTATGCCTTCATGTAAACAGTGACGGTGCCATTACTTGTGACCTGTGAGACCCGCGCTCGGTAGAACTCGTAGACGGTATACGCAAAAAACAGATCCGAGGACGGGGAGGTCGTTAACGCCAAGGTAATGGTCCCTAGCGTCACGTAGTTAACGCCGTCGTTGCTGACTTCAATAATTACGGTCGCAGTTCCGGTGGACGAGGACATAACGCCCACCGCTTGAAAGCTGCGGTTGGCATACAGGTCGCTTGTGGAACGAATTTGAAACGCACTACCCGTAGAAGCGGCGGTGGCACTAAGCATCAAGGTTGACATAACACACTCCTATTAAGCAGTGCGTGTGAACACGTACGCCGTTGCACTTGAGAACATAAGGGTGAAACGACCAATACCAGTTGCGCCAGCAGCAATAGTCAAGTCACCAAAGCTGCCGGCAGTGTCTGCGGCTGCGGTGGACAAGATACCGTTTACCGCAACAACCATAGTCACAGTGCTGGCACCGGCAGTGTTGTCAACGTAGAGGTCAAAAACTGTGCCTCGAACCGCACCAAGAGCTGCGCCCAACAACGTGCCTGTAGGCAGAGTGATGGCTGTAGCGGGCAGACAGGGAGTCGTACAGGTTGTCTTCGATGGCCTCTTCGGTCAGCGAGAAACCCATAGCGATGGTTTCGTGGGTGTAACGAGCGGTCAACGCTTCCTGTGCGTTGTCG